CATACAACTCGGGCTGACGACGGTTAGCAAAGCGCTCTTCCAAAAGACGATCAACCGTCCCTCTCAAGCGTGTGACATTCTCATTTAGGTAACGCAGCTCGACTTTGATAGACTCGACTTCGGAAGCCCGCTCGTCGACGTTCGTGACGCGGCTGCGCAGATCCGTAATGTGCTCCCGGATGAAAGCGACATCGGCCTGGACCTTCGTGAACGCAGCAACACCAGCAGCGAACTGACCCACCAAAACTATGACGAGCGCGATAGGAATTCTTTTGTCTAACCGCCAGTGGGCTTCAGGAGGGTCAGTATCGTTGTACATCATGGTCGGGTCAGTCTAATAAAAGCTCTGTACTGACACTGTACTGACGTCGCAAACCACCCGTTCACAACCCCCCGTGTCGACATTTCACACCCGTACGTGGTCACATGACCGCCGCCCGGTATGGCATATTGTTGGTCGAATAGAATGCCGTAGATCGTATCGCATACCAGCATTCCCGCCCGCGTACCAGTATCCTGCGGTATCATGACGCGTACGTTGACCACACCCGTATGCCGCACAAGCGGATTGGCCACATTGCCGATCTCAGCCCGGTCATTATCTCCCGGCATGATCTCGACGATCACGTGGATCTCGTTCGCATTCTCCGGCGACGGATGATTGGAGAAGTATATCTCAACCGTAGGCTGAGCAGTAACGAATTGATTGTATATCTGCGTTGCAAGAACGTCACGGACGTCGACTGGATTTGTCATTTAGGGTTCTTCGCTGCGTCGAGCGCCTTCTGTGCTGCGGCCGTTGCCCGCGCCGTCAGGCCGCCAGAATACCTGGACCGAGCGGCCGAAGGGGCCGCACCAGCTTCGATCAAGGCTGCCTTGTTTCTAGGGATCGCGTTGAAGACTGTAACGTCCACCAATTCTTTGATGTTATTCGTCATCTTGAGGCGACCGTTGGCTTCAGCGTAAGAGGCGGCTTGATTTGCTCCACGCCGAGCTTCATTCTGCAAGCTCGCGTCGCCATGCCAAGTGTGGCTCTCGAAGTTGACGCGACCACCGGACGGAGTTGAGTATCCAGGGTATGAATTCTTGATGGCGACCTTGTAGTTGCGCACAGCCTCACCGGACCACACAGGCGTTCCGGCGTAGTAAGACTTGAGGGCCGCACGAGCAGCTTCCCGCACGGCGGTATTGCCAGCGCGGATCATCTTCTCCTGCTCCTTCTTGATCTTAGTGATGGTCGGGCCAATGCCCGTGAGACCGGCGGCTACAGGCATTACGACCTCGTCAAATAGAGGATGAACACCGTCTCGCCCGGCAGGACCTTGATGCGCTGGATCTGCCACGTCTCTACATCCTTGATGACCCGGTCCTCGCTCTTAGGCGTGGTACCACCGATATCATCCATATGGACCAGCCACTTCTGGACATTCCAATCAGCAGGGAACCAATCCATCTCCATATCGTTCAGGCCGTAGAAGAACGCCTTCTGCACGACATAGTCGGTGTAGGTTTCGTTGTTGCTGTCAGTCGCGGGATCGTAGACGCCGGGCGTAACAACTCTGTAGGTGACGGTGTGCACGGTGTCATCGGCAGCACCGATGGCGGCGTCGTACGCACTCTTAACTGTGTCGAGTAGCCCCATTAGGTTTTGACCACCGTGCCGAAGTACATACCACCCGGCAGCGGATAGTAGCCCAGTCCGCGCAGGATAGAGTTGAGGAAGTTGGGGATGCTCGTCTGTGAGGTGCCGTCCATGTACTCGACTTCGAGCACGTCCAGCTTCACAGCCTTGATGTAGTCGACGCCGCTGCCCGTGGTCGGGTCAGTGGCTGCCATGTACTTAGCAAACTCGACTGTCGCCTGCCGGAGCTGTTCCGGCATCTCGTCGTCACCGATCAGCTCACCATAGCGATTGTAGACGCCGCAGCGCGGCCATGCCAGAGCTTGTGTAGAAGTCGTGCGGACACCCTTCCAGACAACCTTCTGGTCCAGTGCGCGTGTCGCCCAGCCCAGCAGCTCTTGCTTCTGTTCAGTCGTGTAGGCATCCCACGTCGGCTCGAAGACACGATCGACATCGAAGTAGTCGTCTGCGTACTCTACAGTCGCATAGCTGGTCGAGTTAGTCAGGCCCGTGCCGTCTTCGACCAAGAAAGTCCACGCCATAAATCATTCTCCTGGAGGCAGGGCATAGTTTGCGCCTACCTTACGTCAGGAGCGTTGTAGCGTCAACTCTCCTTGAGTAGCTGGATCTTGGTGACGAGAGCTTTCTTACCCCAACGACCATCGGCAGGTTTACCGGCGAGTTGGGCGTATTCTTTCCGAAGCCCTTCGAGCGCATCGAGACGTTTCGGAGCAGCTTCCACTTCTGGCGTCTTGCCGTCTTCGCTCTCCTCGACCGGTGCGGGAGGAGGCTCGACATACGCCATCTTCCACCCATCGAGACGCACCTTGTCACGTGCGTTAGACGTAGACATCTCGTAGGTTTCGCCCGTCTTCGGATCGATAACCTTTACCGTCCCTTCGGACGTGCGGGGGCCGCGTCCAGAAGACTGGATGACAGCTTGAAGCTGAGAAAAACTTTGGGGGGTTTCATCCATGGTCAGGCTCCAGGATTATAGTCTATGTGTAACTAGGGGGGCCGAAGCCCCCCTAATTATAGGTTACGCGATGTCTTTCGCGATCCATGCACCGTAGGTCACCGACGGAGTCGTTCCGCCGAGCGTGGCGCGGATGCCCATGTAGGCAACGTCGCCAGACCAATCGGAGACGAGGCCTTCGATCGTGCGTGCGTCGACCGGCATGTAGAACACGCCAGTGAGGCCGCCCGAAAGAGTCAGCGTGGACACAACCGTTGGCGTGTCCGCGAGAGCAGCGTCGTCATCAACTTCAAGAGTGAGGACAACAGTTTCGTCCATGGTCGTGAAGTCGTTAGCAGTCACGTGCACAACAACCATCAGGGTGTTGTACGGAAGCGTGTTGGTCTGCCAGTAAGCCGCGTCAAGCAGGTTGAGGTTGACGGGCGTTTCGAGAGCGGTGGCGGTTTCTGCGCCGTCGGCAATGTCACGAAGAGTGACAGAAGCGTCAACGTCGAAGCCGTACTTTACCGCGCTTGCCTTGATCATTTGGTTTTGCTCCTTCTAGATCTAGGTTAGTGGTTAGAGATTAGACAACCACTGCGGCGTCACTGATGCCGCGAATGCGGGCAGCAGCACGGCCGTGCAGAGCAGCCATACCAACCAGCCAGTCAACGCGCGTGCGGAGAACCGGCTTGCTGTCGATTTCGCCCAGGTCTTCGACTTCCATCATGCCGTTCTGGAGACCAGCCAGCATGTTTTCACCGAACGAGCAGACGTAGATCGAGGTAGCCGTTGCCGTCGCGCCGGTCGAGCCGACTTCGTTGAAGGCAAGGATACGGGCACCGGTTTCGTCCATGTCAGCATAGATGATCGGGAGATCATTGTACTGAGTGACTTTGCGGCCGAACTCGTCTTGGCTGTAGGTGATGAAGCCACCAACCGACGTGTCGCGAGCGGCAGCCGTGAGGCGGCGACGCATAGCTTTCGACATCAGGAGGTGCGTGGGGTCATCGACTTGGTCGATTGCGTCATCAAAGTTGATGAGGCTCAGCGGGTCACCGCCGTCAGCCGGAGAAGCGTCAGCTTCCACGATCTGGTTGCCGGTGATGCGGTTTTGAAGACCGTCGAACTCGCGGGGATCAACCTGAGAGTCGCCCTTGACGAACTTCTTCGTGAGGAAGAGGCTCAGAGCTTTGATCTTCATGGCTTCGTGAGACGAACGGACGCCTTCGCCGTGCATCTTCAGGATGGCCTTGTCAACGTCCAGGTCGCCGCCTGCGATGCGCAGGACTTCGACTTGCGGGTTGATGATGCCTGTCGATTCCGCCCACGCCTCATTGACGCCACGGAACGCGACACCAGGAAGAGTGCCTTCCTGGTTGTAGTGGTAAGAACCACCGGGCACGTCGATGAACGGAATTACACGCAGTAAGTCGCTCGAACGTGCGAACATCTCAATCACGGCAGAACGAACGACGTCGCCGGAATTGAGTTTGCTGGCCTCTACGAGAGTAAGTGCCATTATTTAAGCCCTCCTAGCGGGGTTTACTTAGTTTTACTCTCGCACGGCCAATGGTCACTTTTTAGACCGTGCGATTTCCATGCGACGCTGAGGGGATAGTTTGTTGAACTCGTCCGCAGACATGCCACCAAACTTCTCATCGCCACGATTGCCAGCAGCCCCGCCACCAGCGCTAGACTTGGAAAGATAAGGAGCTTCCTCGATTACCTTGCCCAGCCATTCTCTCGGAGACATTGGCGTAGCGCCATCTGCTCCGTATAGTACTGCGTCGCCATCCATAGCGACGACTTGTCCCTTCTCGGTGACGGTGAAGGTCCTGGAGGCCCGCGATAGGATATCGGGGAGAGCTTCAGGATTAGCTCCACTGTCCTTTGACATGACTGCATTAGTAACCTCTCGGTCCAATACAGACTGCCGATACAGTCGGGTTGCTTCCTCACGGC